TGGACGTATTGATTCTTCTATGCCTGCTATTAACCTTTTAGGTGCAGGAATTGTTGGTCTAGGGTCAGCTTTCGCTAGGTTTGGCGTTAAAAGCGCTAAGGAATTTGTATCTAAGTACGGACCACAAGCATGGCACTCTTTACAGGGAATGTTAAAGCCCGGTAAAACAGGCTTAGATAAAATATCAAAAGAATCTTTTAGAAGAGACTTATATCCTACAGTAACAGAGCAAGGACTAATGAAGGCTGCTGTTAGGAATAAGGCAGGGCTTGGTACACATACACCTAAAGAACTAGGAACAATAAACAGAAACATAACTAAAACTGACCAACACCCAAACTTCTTATCAAACAAAGAGTTTAGAAAAGCTAGGATTGATAAGGGTGAAGTGAAGGCTAATGTTCATCCTAATACATTAAACCCTAGTAAGAACGTACCTGTAAATGTTCATAAGCAACCACCTAAAGGAACTAATAGAGACTTAGGTGGAATGGGAGCTAAGGGCGCAAATAAAGAAGATATTAGGAATATGGCTACCGCATTAAAACTTGAAGCTAATAAGAAGACAGCCAAGCTGATGGCAGACAATAAAAGAATCATAGCTAAAAACAAAAAGGCTAAAGCTAAGAAGGCTAAAAAGGCTAACAAAAAGAGAAAATAAACTATGGCTATAAATACATTTACAACTCTTAAAACCGCTGTAGCAGACTTCCTTAATAGGGATGACCTGACATCAGCTATAGAGAACTTCATTGCATTATCTGAGTCTCAGATTAATAGAGATATTAGACATTGGAAGATGGAGACACGCTCTAGTGGTGTACAAGACGCAGGCGATGAGTATTCACAAGTTCCTGCTAATTGGATGGAGACTATTAGGTTTCATGTAACAGATAACGGAACTTCTCCTCTGAATCTTATCTCAAGAGCAGCAATGTCCGATAAGAGAGCGTCTAAAGAAGATGCTACAGGAACACCAACACACTACACACACGCAGATGGACAGTTTCAGTTATACCCAACACCTTCTGCTACAACAAACACAGAATTACTGTACTATGCTAAAACAACAGCACTAAGTGCAAGTAATTCGAGTAATTGGCTTTTACTAGAAGCGCCTGATGTGTACCTTTATGGTACGTTACTACACTCAGCACCGTATCTAGGAGAAGACGAGAGAATTGCTATATGGGCGCAGATGTATTCTGCTGCTGTACAGCAATTAAACAACGCGTCTGAAAATGCAAGATATAGCGGTTCAGGCTTAAAACTTAAAATACGAGGCTTAGGTTAGTCTTAAAAGGAGAAAACAATGTCATTTACTAATTTTTTAGAAACAGAAATACTAGACCACGTATTTGCAGGTTCAGCTTACACAGCACCGAGCACGCACTATTTGGCTCTATTTACAGCAGCACCGGGTGAAACAGGTGGTGGTACAGAAGTAACTACTTCAGGTACAGCTTATGCACGTCAGTCAGTTGCATTTACTACAACAGGCAATACTACATCAAACTCAGCAGCAGTTGAATATTCAACTGCCACAGGAGCATTTGGCACAGTGACTCATGTAGGTGTATTCGATGCAGCAACAGCAGGTAATTTAATGGCTTATGCAGTATTAACGTCATCCAAAGCTATTGATACAGGTGATGTGTTTAGAGTGCCGACAGGCGACCTAGATATTACTTTGGACTAGAATAAATGTCTGTAGGTGTTTACAGTCAAAACAGCTATAACGTAGGAACGTACGGTGTAGATAATGGTGTAATTTTAAGTCAATTGTCTTATGGCAATGGTGCTTATAATCAAGGGTCTTACGGTCAAGACGTAAAACCTGCAGAAGCAGATGCTACAGCAGTAATAACTTGTAGCCCCGAAAGAATACTAGCTATAAGTATTCAATTTAACGCCTCTAGTTCTAGCAATTCTAGTGCAGGGTATGTTAAATTAGGTTCGTCCTCTATTACTACAATTTCTACCTGTAGTGCTATTGGTAAAAGGATTTTAAATGTAGAATCAGCGGCTTCTGCAAGCTCTTCCACATCTTCATCTTCCTTTAGAATTAGAGAGTCGGGCGCTATATCAATGGGAGACTCTTCTGTTGCAATAGTCTACACAAGAGAAAGAGAAAGTTCGCTTATTATATATGGTGTAGTATCAATAAGTGCATCAGCAGAGGTTATAAAACTAGGCGATGCTGTATCTTCAGCAACTACTACCACTATCACATCTTTTGAAAGGGTTAGAGAAAAACAAGCACAGGTTTCTTCTGTATCTGTTGTTTCTTCATCAGCAAATATTACAGCAGGCTCAGGTGTGGTTATTATTAACACTATATCGTCTGTTTTAGTCACAGGAAGTCGAGAGCAAACAGGAGATGGTACTATAACATCCACATCTTCTATTTCTGCTATTGGTAGAAAAAAGTGGGAAAATGAAATAAGCACCTCTGTAACCTGGAATACAATAGCAGAAAAATCAACTAATTGGACGGATATAGCAGCATGAGTTTAATACCACTACAATTACCACCGGGGATACACAGAAACGGCACAGATTTTGAATCTTCTAACAGATGGCGTGATGCTAGCTTAGTTAGGTGGCACGATGGCTCAATGCGTCCTGTTGGAGGATGGGTTACTAGAAAAGAATCGGCATTTGCCTCTGCGCCTAGGGCTATGATAGCCTGGAAGGACAACACTGCAGGCTCTAACTTAGTAGCAGCTACATATAATAAGCTATATTATGTTAATACTTCACAGACAGTAACAGATATAACCCCTACAGGATTAACTAATGGAACTCTAAGCGCCTCACTTAACTTAGGTTATGGCGGTGGATTTCATGGACTTAACAACTATGGCACAGCCCCTATAAGCTCAGGTATTTATCAAGAAGCTACAACGTGGTCATTAGATACATGGGGTGAATATCTACTAGCATGTTCATCTAAAGACGGAAAGATATATGAATGGCAACTAAACCCTACTGCTTTACCTACAGCGTTATCAGGAGCACCAGTAGGCAATGTTTCTATGGCTGTTACAGAAGAAAGATTTGTCTTTGCACTAGGCGCAGGTGGAAACCCTAGAAAGGTTGCATGGTGTGATAGAGAAAACAACACATCGTGGACTGCAGCAGCAACAAATGAAGCAGGTGACTTCGAGTTACAGACTTCAGGGCAGATTATGTGTGGTATTCGTATGAGGGGTAGAACCCTTATATTGACCGACCAAGACGCACATGTTGCAACATATTCAGGACCACCGTTTGTATATGGATTTGAGAGAGTAGGTACAGCTTGTGGTATTGCATCAAGGAAAGCTATTGTAGCTGTAGATGAAGGCGCATTTTGGATGGGACATAAAGGCTTCTATACGTTTAACGGTTCAGTAGCTTCAGAGATGAAATGTGATGTTTTAGACTATGTGTTTGAGGATATTAACCGAAATCAGATTAGCAAGACATACGCTGTTCATAATTCACAGCATGGAGAGGTATGGTTTTTCTATCCTTCAGAATCGTCTACAGAGAATGACAGATATGTGTCTTTAGACTATAAAGAGGGTCATTGGTCCACAGGAGTATTAGATAGAACCGCTTGTGTGGATAGAGGTGTATTCTCTAACCCTATTTGGTGTGACGCTAGTGGAAACCTATACAACCATGAGACGGGTTATACACATGGCACGACTAAACCTTATGCTGAGTCAGGACCTATTAGCTTAGGTAATGGTGATACCGTAATGAAAGTAAACAATCTTATCCCTGATGAAGATACACAGGGAGAGGTTAAAGTTACATTTAAGACACGATTCTATCCTAACGATACAGAGCAAACACATGGACCGTACACACTGACAAATCCTACAGACGTTAGATTCACAGGTAGGCAAATAAGAATGAAGGTAGAAGGTGTTGGTAATAATAATTGGCGCTCAGGCATTATGAGAATTGAAGCAAGGGCAGGCGGTAAGAGATGATTAAACCTCCACCGCCTTTAGGTAGTGATTGGAAGAGTTGGGGTGAACGACTTGTATCATATCTATCTACTAATACTGATAAATTGAGATACTTGACATCAGGTGAGTCTGCAGCCGAAGATGGCGTGCTTATGTGGGATAGAGCCAACCAAACAATAGTAGTTTCTAAGAACGGAGCGTGGGTTAAGGTAAAATTAGACCCATGAGTGCAAAGGAAGACTTGTTAAGATGTAGAGATTGGTTACAAGATGCTTTAGATGTTGGAGGAAATACACACAGTTTTATCGATATTGCAGAAGGTGTTATAAGCGGTAGGATGCAACTGTGGGCAGCAGAAAAAGCCTGCATAGTAACAGAGATAATAGTGTATCCTAATAAAAAAGTTCTACATTTCTTCCTAGGTGGAGGAAAACTTGAACAGATTAAAGACATGGAATCAGATATGATTAAATGGGCTAAGTCTCAAGGGTGTCAAGAGATGAGTGTTGCAGGTCGCCTAGGTTGGAAAAAGGCTCTGAAACATCTTGGTTGGGAAGAGAGAAGTATAATATTACAGAAGGAGATTAAGATGAGTAATTTTTTTGGCACAGGCAGTACAACACAAGCTACAGATATACCTGATTGGCTTAAAGACCCTTCAGTAAGGAATATTCAGAGAGCTGAAGACATGCAAAAGATAGGATACATGCCGTGGTATGGTCCTGATGTCGCAGCCTTCAACCCTACACAAATGGCATCAATGCAACAGAATATCGGTGCAGCAGAAGCCTTTGGCTTACAAGCACCCGGAACTCTAACAGCAGCTCAAGGGATGCCACAAGCAACAACTTATGCAGATGGAACACAAGGTTACTCAGGTATGCCTATGTATGAACAAGCTAAAGCAGAAATGGCTACAGCGCAACCAACAGATGCTGAAAGATATGCGTCATTATTTAGTTAGGAGATAATTATGGCAGGTGGACCACAAGCAGGCGGAATAGGAACAAACCCTAATATTAATCAGTTAGCAGCACAAGGAATCCAAGGTGCAGGCACTGCCTCAGCAGGAGGAATGTATTACAATCCTTCTCAGGTAACAGCAGGTCAGTTATCAAATACTGACATGTCTGCTTACATGAATCCTTATACTCAGCAAGTTATTGATACAAACCAAGCGGACATCCTAAGAGGTGGCGATATTGGTATGGATGCTTTAGGAGCGCAAGCTCAAGCAGCTAAATCATTCGGTGGCTCAAGACATGGTGTTGCTATGGGTGAAGTTGGTCGTGGTATTACAGAGCAGTTAGCTCGTTCATCAGCAGGATTAAGACAGCAAGGTTTCCAAAATGCACAAACTGCAGCTATGGGTGATATTCAGAATAGACTTACAGCAGACCAAGGAAATGTTCAAGCAGGCTTACAAGGCGCACAACAAAGACTAGGTGCAGCAGGTCAATTAGCTAATATCTCTAACTTAGGCTTCGGCATGGGTCAGACAATTACTCAGAACTTAGCTCAACAAGGTCAAACACAACAAGCTATGCAACAAGCATTATTTGATTCAGCTAAGAATAGACACGCAGGATACATAGCCCAACCTCAACAATCACTAGCGTATGGTGCTCAAGCATTAGGTGCTGCACCTGTACCGCAAACTACAACTAAAACATCAGAACCCGGACTAATGGAATACTTAACTCTTGGTGCAACAATTCTCGCTTCGGATGAAAGACTTAAAACAAACATCAAGAAGATGGGTCAATTAAAGTCAGGTCTTAACATTTACAAGTGGGATTGGAAAGAAGGCGCTGAGAAGTTCGGTGCTGATATGAAT